CATGGCTCACCGTTGGAGGTAGGTGAGTGCTTTAAAAACTGCAATTGCTGTGGATGGTCGCAAGACTCGAGCGTGACCTTGTAGCCAGCAGCTCGAGCTGCACGAATGATGTCCTCCTCGGAGTCATATCCACTCTTGATAGACTCACGAACCAGCATTCCGATCAACAGGTTGGCCATGTTGTTCGTAAATGTGGTAGCTGTAGAACCGGAGTAGAGACATGTCCCGTACACAGTGTCATCACGGTGGTCCAAAACACCCGCTCTGGAACCACATGACGAAGTCAGTGTTAATGGCAGCTTCAGCTGGTCGTGGCAACCGGCGATTATTGACTTGAGCACGGGATCAGGGATGCAAGATTCGATGAAATCAAAAAGTTGGGTGGTGTGAGAACCATCACAGCAACTGATGTCCATATTATACATCCGTAATCGACCATGCTTGTCAATGAAGCTGAGGCATGAATCATCGCTGAAGTAAACGAACTGAAAATTGTCCGGTTGCATCAGCTTCTGAAACGCAGAATGCAGTGCCTCGTGAGACGCGCTCTTGACATACATCGTATTGCGATAATTGAAAGCAGACAAGTATGCTTTTAATCTGTCATAAGCATACCCGGCTAACAAACTCCCGACAACTGACAAATCGGCTATCAGTCTAGGGAATTTACCTTCCTTCGCCCATTCCATCTTCTTGAACTTGGCGTTCACGCGTCGTATAAACGTCCAATTACGACGCTCAGATGAAATTGTGAAAAGGTTGTCTGCGATGATCTCCAAAGCGGCTTGTAACCGCAATTTGCGCTTTGGATGATCAGTTTCTGCGTACTTTAACAACTCGTCGTGCCAGTCAGACGGATGGGCGTCGATGCACTGGCGGAAATGTTGTAAAAGGGCAGCCCGGAGCCTGCGTATAACGCGGGGCGGAGTAGAGAGAAGTTTCACCTGGTTTTCCCCGATCTCCTCGGTGGGTTCGGGGTCACATGTCAACCGTGTGAGTGCTTTCGAAATGTTGTGATTCGTCTCAGCGTACATGACACCAGTGTGGGAAAAGCCCGGACCGAAAAACGTCCTGTAACTCTTGTCCTCCTTTTTGTCAGGCGCACTGAGATAGAATGGCACACCATGTCGATGACAATCATCAGTTTCCGATGTAAACCAAGCCTCGACTTTGAACTTCTCTGGTGGATTGCGTAAGTACCATCGCTTCGAAAAATTCAAAGCTTTGATGACGTTACACTGGATTGGCGTGATTTTTGATGGCCCAATATGGAACACGCCGAAACCACAA